AGGTGCCACATACACCATCAGCTACACGATTGATGGCGTCAACTACATCGACACATCGATTGTTGCTGCATCAGCCGCTACGAAAGATTCCATCATGGCTCAGCTGTTGACCAAGCTCAACACTGCCTTGGGAGCTACGTTCCTGGCCACCATCAGCAACTCACGTCTATACCTCAACCGTATTGATCCGTTCCAGACTGTCAGCTTCACGACATCGAACAACCTTCGCATAGAGAAAGTGAACAAACCGGGGCTCGTGGCAGACGACTCGAATGGCCCGTATCCAGCTGCTGCTTTCGCTATTGACACAATCTCTGTTCCGATTCCAGGGTGGGATTCAGTCTACAACCCAATCCGAGCAACAACTGGACGGTTGATCGAGACAGATGATGAGTTGCGTGAGCGTTACCGTAACAGTAAGTTTGTTCAGTCGATCAACATCTTCGAAGCTCTACTCGATGCCCTGAAGAACGTTGAGGGTGTGACAGACGTTGCTCTGTACGAGAATGACACAGCCACTACAAACTCCCTGGGCGTGCCCATGAAGAGCTTCATGCCTATCGTTCTGGGTGGACTGTCCACAGACGTTGCACAAACCATCTGGGAGAACAAGCCTAATGGTATTTCATCATCAGGTAACACCACTGTACAGATCGTTGACACACAAGACATCATCCACCCAATCTCGTTCAAGGTGCCTACTCCAACACCGATCTACATGTCTCTAGACATCTCGAACACGGGAACACTGCCGGGCGATGCTATTGCATTGCTACGACAGAACCTAGCCACCTATGGTAAGACAAACTGTCTGATTGGAGATGACGTGATCTACTCACGCTTCTATACACCGATCAACGCTGTGCCAGGGCATCAAGTGAACAGTTTCAAGATTGGTACTTCACCCAACCCGACAGGGACTTCAAACATCGTGATCCCATTTGATGGTGTCGCTACATTTGATCCAGCTAACATCACCATCAAAATCACTTAAGGAGACGCCACGTGGCATTGAATGAATTCGCTGTTCGGGACTACGTTGCAGAAGCACGTGGTCTCATCACACAACAGTTCAAAGGCAAGAATGTCATGGATCGCTATCTACGGCTGCTCTTGTCCGGCGTACTGGACGCACAAGAAGTCTTGCGTCAACTCCAACAACAACGGTCCATTGACACTGCTGTTGGGGCTCAGCTGGACGTTATTGGCGATATCGTTGGTAGGCCACGTGGTCTCGTAACATCAGAACTCTTTGACTTCTTCGGTTTCCAGGGTCACCCACTTGCAGGAACGTTCGGTTCTTTGAACGACCCGTCTGTGGGATCTCCCTGGTACTCAGAAGGTGGAGCTGTTGGGATCTCCCGTCCACCTTCTGACGAAGAATACCGCCTGATCCTCAAGGCCAAGATTATCAAGAACCGGACAATGGCTACGCCTGAAGATGTGATCTCGGCGTACAAGTTCTTGTTCGGAGCAGGAAAGATTACAATCACACAAGACGGTCCCGCTGGTGTAATCATCGGTATCGGGAAAATCTTGTCTAGCGTAGAACGTGGGCTCTTGTTTGATCTTGGTGGTGCAGGAACACTCCTACCCAAGACCATCGGTGTGTCGTACTACTACTCAGAATTCAACTCTGATCGAGTCTTCGCGCTCGAAGGGTTCCCCGGTGCGATGGGTATCGGAGACTTGGATGACCCCTCAGTAGGCGGAATCCTCTCCAACATCATCACCAACAACTAATCAAAGAGGACTATACAATGGTGGACATCGCCAAAATTGATATGACGGACATCTGGGCCAGTTCTGGTGATAAGACCAAGCCCAACACTGCCAAGATCGCTCAGGGGTGGTTGGCTGAAATCGTTCCACGTCAAACATGGAATTGGTTCGAGAACCGTCAAGACCAAAACCTTGCGTACCTTTTCCAAAAGGGTGTTGTGGAATGGGACATCACTACAGAGTACCAAGCCAACAAATCCTACGTACAGCGTAATGGTGTACTCTACAAGGCCCTGACAACCGCTGTGGGACAAGATCCAGTCACAGCCAATACAACGTACTGGGTAAAGGCTTTCATTGAGTCTAGCCCCTACCTAGAGTCTCTCAAGTCACTAGCGGCTACAGCCAACACAACCTCGTACATCAATGCATCAGGATCAGCTGCCAGTGCACCGATTACAGCCTTTGTCGTAGGGCTGCTCAACTCAGCTAATGCCACTGCTTTCCGGTCTGGTATCTCTGCTCAAGCTGCGAACTCAAACCTCACAGCTCTTTCCGGCGTAACACCTGCTACCAACGCTCTGCCATATTTCGATACTTCAACTACCATGACTACAACCCAGTTGGGAACAACTGGACGTTCTATCCTGGCAGCTCAAGATCAAGGTGCAGCCCGTATAGCTTTGGGTCTCAACAACGGCTCTACGCTTCCTGTAGGCACTGGTGCTGGCACTATTGCCGCTGGTGACGATTCGCGTATTACAGGTGCTGCTCAGAAGAGTGCCAACCTGAGTGACCTGGCCAACGCCATCACAGCTCGTGCTAACTTGGGACTAACTGCTGTAGCTTCTACTCCAATCACAACTTCACGCACGGACAACAACACTGGCCGTATCATGAAAGTAGGTGACTTTGGTGTAGGTACTGATGGTGTCCCAGTAACTGATATCAACGCCCTTTTGCCAACATCTGCTACTGGCTTCTACAAGTTGACAACACCATTCACAGGTTCTCCAGTCTCTGGGACTCCAATGACTGTTCAACACACAGTGTATGATAACCAAGCAACACAGTATGCCAGCTATGAAGGAGCTGCTTCACCAAGACTCTTCATTCGTAAATACTCCAACACTGCATGGCAAGCTTGGGTTGAAGTGTATCACTCGGGGAACAGCTCAGCTTTGGTTAGCCAGGTAACAGCAAACGTTCAGCCGGTACTCGATACGAAGATCAACCGTGCAGGCGATACATTTGCAGGGTCACTGATCAGCACCAACACCACTGTGGGTTTCCAGTCCCAATCGACAACTCCTAAGTTTGAACTCCACAAGCCTGGCGTATTTGCTGGTATGTGGTGGATCAACTCTGCCAACAAGCTTGCCTTTGCTCAAACAAATGGTAGTGGTGTAGCCTCTTCAGAATTGCTTACCCTTGATAGTGCAGGAACACTAGCTGTAGCTGGAAACTTCTCTGCTGGATTGATCGCTGCCCGTGGAGCGATCACAGCCACTGATTCAATTAACGCAAACAGTGGTGTTGTCAACGTACAAGCAGCGACAACAGCAGCTAACGCTCATGTCTACTTCAGAAACACAGATGGTGCAGAACGTGCACTGATCTACGTAGACAACAGCAGTGGTATCCATATTCGCTCTAATGCTGGTACGGATACCATGACATTGGATGTAGGTAAGGGTGTTACATTCGGTGGTGCTATCAGCGTAGCTGGTGCTACATCTCTTCGTTCTACATTGAACGTTGCAGGAGCGGTAAATATTACTTCCTCACTCTATGCTAGCTCCGGCATCACCTCGGCATACGCCTTGTATGCAGGTGCGGCATTTATGGACACAGGTGGGAATATCTACGGATCGACGTGGAGCGGGTATCTGTCCACCTACCTGACTAACAACTTCATTACCGCTGGAAACATTGGTCAAAATATGGCCAACCAAGGAACTGGAGCCATTGGTTCTTATGCCTACTTGGGTAACACCTCTGGTAGTACCATTCCACCTGGCGGGACATTGGGTGGTGGTCTTAACTACGCCTCAAACGGTAGTAACGGTGGGGGTGCAGCAGGTGGTACATGGCGAGCAATGGGCTACGGTGTCAATGGTCAATTCACAGTATGGCAACGTATTGCCTAATCAACAGGAGATTTTAAAATGGCTAAAAAGAAAGTAGAAGCAGAGGCAGTGACTAATCCTGCCCTGCCAGTTGAAGATGCTTCAAAATATTTGAAGACGTTCTCTAATGGTGTGAAGATCATCAGCGTCAAAGATGTCAAGAATACTAAGAGTTCAACCTACGATATGACTGTTGAGTTCGAGCATTTGCCAGGGACACCAGTGCCCTTCCACGCCACGAGTGATGACACAGAAGAACATGGCCGCTGGCTCTTTACTGAAGCTGACAAGGGCACGTTCGGAAAAGCTGCTGAATACGAGCGTCCACTCCCTACTGTCGAAGACCTGCAATCTGAACTTGATAAGCTTTGGCCCGATGTTGTTCTTGGTATCGCTACCGAAGAAGAGCTATCGTTGGCCAAAGCCCTTCGTCTCCAAATCAAAGCAATGCAATAAGGAATCCCTATGGCTATCATGCTGAAACCTACAGGTGTTAACTACATCTGGGCAAGTGCTGGCACATACACCGATCCTGGGGTAGCCAAGACTGTCTCAGGGTACGTTGTCGAGCTGCCACCTTACCAAACACAAAACTGGATTGACTGGAAACAGGATTCATTCATTGCTCACGTTAACCAGCGTGGTATCCCTGAGTGGGACTCTGCTACCGAATATCAAGGCAATAAGTCGTACACACAGGGTAGCAATGGCTTGGTGTACAAATGCATCACCACTTGCACTAACGTAGACCCTGCATCAACAGGGGCTACAGGCTATTGGCTACAAGCATTTGAAAGCTATGGCGCTGTGGCTATTGTAGCCAGTGCTTTGTCTCAGCATCTTTCAAACTATGCTGTTTTGGCTGGCATTGCAAACATTGCGACAGCTCGCACGAACTTGAATGTCTGGGGTCGTAGTGAGAGTGATCTACGTTACGCTCCAATTGCAGGGAACGCTTCGCAGTCATTCTCGGTAGGGCCTGCTACACTGCCTGATCATGCTGTCCCTTTGAGTCAACTGACTGGATCGCTAGCTCAGGCCAGTGAGACTGTATCAGGGGTGGCCAAGGTTGCTACAAATGCGGAAGTGGCTGCTGGAGTCATCGACACCAAGATGATCACTCCACTCAAGGCTGCTACTGTTCTATTGAGCAAGGCAGGTAACTTGTCGGGGATCACCAATGCTGCGACAGCTCGTGCCAACCTGGGACTCGGTTCCATGGCTCTTGAAAGTTCCACAGGGTTCCTTCGCTCAGCTAACAACCTGAGTGATCTGTCAAATACCAGTGGGGCTCGTGCAAACCTTGGCTTGACATCTACTGCAATCCTCCCAGAAACATACTTTCTACGAGTGAACAACAACCTAGCAGATGTTAACCCAGCTGCGTCGCGTAATAATCTAGGACTGTCTTCTACCGCCACTACGGACATCTCTACGTTCCTGTTGAAAAGCGATAACCTAACTGGACTGGCTAACCCCGCCACTGCTCGTGCTAACCTTGGCCTAGCTGATATGGCTACAGTGTCAAGCACAGTTGTTATGTTCCGTCCTAACAACCTGTCAGATCTGTCTAACGTCCAGGCTGCTCGTAACAACCTGGGACTCGGCAACCTCGCTACTAAAAACGTCACTGGTATTGCTACAGCAGACTTGAACTTCACTGCAAGCGTTGATGCTGCTGGCGGGGCAACCCGGATGCCAGACGGATCGATCTTCCAGTGGGGTAGAGTCACAGCAGGACAGTCTGTCACCTTCCGTATTCCTTATACGATTAGTTGCGCTGTTGTCTGCCAGCACGGTCCACAAGCTCTCGGTGCTCCAGGCAGCGGGATTTCAGCTCAATCGCTTACAGGTTTCACGCTAGGCTACGGTACTGGTGGTTACATGTGGCACGCTATCGGAGTCTAACATGGCTAACAACGTTTCAAGTCGGCTGTACAAGCAGCTACTGGCCCTCGGGCTTACGGGTAGTCTGGCACTCACTGGGGCTTATCTCACAGCCCCCTCTGAGACGCCTGGGGGCGTTCCAACGCTCAACACCTACCTTGATACCGGGAATGTTCCAACAAGCTGCTACGGCCACACAGGGCCGGAGGTGAAGCTAGGTCAGCGGTACACAGAGGATCAGTGTGTCAAGCAATTCGCAGCTGACTTGAAGACACACGACAAGCAACTGATGAGCAGCGTACACCGTCCATTTGCTTCTGAGTGGGAGTATGGTGCCATGCTCGACTTCACATACAACAAGGGTGTGGGCAATCTTCGCTCAAGCAGCATGCTCATGTACTTCAACCGGGGTGAGCACGATAAAGTGTGCGATGAACTCCTAAAATGGAAGTATGGGCGTAACGCCAAAGGAGAGAAGGTTGTTATCAATGGATTGGTAAACAGGGCCACAAACGAATGGTTGTGGTGTATGGGCCAAGTGCCTAAAGAAGTGAAGGAACTCGCAAAATGAAACTGACGCGGAATTGGCAACAATTGTGGAAGAGCTATTCAGTTATCTTCAGCTTTGCCAATATTCTACAAGCGGTATCGATGGCCGGATTATCTGTGCTGGGTGTGATTAACATCTACCTAGCCTTCCGTCTAGTGATTGGCTTGGCCGTTTTGTTCGGTGTACTTGGAATGATTGGGCGTCTATTGTCTCAACCCAAGCTGAAACCCACAGAGGTATCAAATGGCTAATTACATCATTGCAATACTCTTGGCGCTTGTCTGCACGTTCGGTTATGTTTCCTATAGCTCACATGAGACTATCGGGAAACTGGAAGCTGAATTGGTGGTAGCCAATGACACTATTGAGAAAGACATTGCCGCCATCGAAGTGGCAGGGCAAAGCTGCAAAACAGGGCAAGCTGTCACGAAGAGTGTCAGTGTGTCGATCAACAAGCTACAGGAAGGCATGACAAAGCAACTGGAAGGTTTGGCTGCCATTACCGCCACCACCCTAGAGGGGGAAACAAAAGATGTCCCTAAAGCCACTACAGCGCCTCGCACAGTGCCTGATGATGCTCACATTAGCCCTGAGCTTGAACGCTTGCTCCAGCAAGCCTACTGTGCAAATTCACACGATAGTGCTTGCACCGCCGATTGAACTCACACAGACGTGTACGCCAGAGCCAGCAGGTAATACTGTTCGGTCTCTAGCTCATGCCTACATTGTCGGCACCAACCAGATTGGAGTGTGCAATGCACGCATTCTGGGTATCGTCGAATTCTACAAACAACAACAGGAGCTTTACAATGCCCAACGGCCAGTCGAGTGAACTCGTCAGTAAGATTGTCACATTTGTGCTTAGTGCGCTTCTCACTATCGTCATGGCGGTGGTTGGGTATCAGCAAACTTCTATTGCCAAACTCGATCAACGAATCTACGAGCTTCAAGCTACAGCAGTAACTGAAACCAAAATTGTCGCCATGGAACAACGTATCACGTCGTATGTAGACAAGAGCGTTCAAGGGCTTAGTGCTCAACAGGCGGTAACGAACAAATACCTAGAGATCTTGACCGAAAGGAGTTACGGGAAGAAGTAAGTGGGGTTGTAATGAATAGGGCAAATGACCTGACTTTGATATCACTGGTAGTCGGCATGTTCATTGCCCTACTTGTCTGCATGAGTATCTTGGGCTACTCGGTGTTGCACGCAAACAACAACGATTACAAATACGAGATCTTGCAGGAGGACTACACAAGGAAAATTGCGAATATGCAAAGGGACTCTGAAGTCAGAGTAGGACGCTTCCAAGAGCAATTGAACGCCCTCCAGTTCACTTCTGGAAAACGTATCGAGCTGTTGGAGGAACAGGTGAGGATGTACCGAAACGAAACGAGAAGCCCCGCAACTACTGGAAGGTAGGCGGGGCTTTTTCGTGTCTACTGTTTCTTCTCGAAGCGTCCACCTTTACCACGAACAACTTTGGTTTCGATGGGACGAACAGCAGGAGGATCATTGGCCAGGTTTTTCTCCAAGCGACTGACACGGGCCAGTAGGGCGAGAGCATTGTTGTGAAGCTGGATCATGGTCTGGAGCATGATTATTCCTCTTTGAGTAGGTAGGTGTTGCTGATCACTTTGAAGCTGAAGTCACGAGTGGTGCTCTTGTAGACAAACCCTTCGCGGTATTTGCCGGCGAGGCCGCTAGGACCATCTGCGTCTGCCAATGCAGCTTGGACCGTTGGAGGTAGGATGTCAATACCTTTCGTCGGTACAGAGTCCAGACCAAGTTCTTCCAGCAAAAACAGTCGATCACTTGGCAGGAGATATTTGCCAGCATCAATGTCGTACACATCGTAGATGAAATACTGGTTGACAATCATGCCCTCGAAGTTCTTCTGGATCGAAGGACCGACCATCTCACCCTGTACAGCCAGGCTACGGTCTGTGGCAGCACAGTAAGCCTTCAGGGCACCGGCAGCACCAGATTCAATCGCCATCTGTGTGAAAGCGTTATCATCGGCCTTCACCACACGCTGCCACTTGGCGTTACGAATACCACGTTCCATCACGTGCTTGGCATAC